AAGGAATCAGCTAAGACAGCCAAGCCGAGGAAAAAATGAAGAACGGTCAAAAGAAATCTGACAAAGAGTTGCTAAAAGAGTATCTCGACGAAGAAAAAGAAAAGAAAAAGAACGGTGTTAATGAAATAGAAATCGAGATCAAGATTCCTATGGGTAAGAAAAAACGAGGGAAAGGCAATGGCGATTAAGCGAGGCAAAGAGGAGTTTGCTGGTTACAACAAGCCGAAGCGGACTCCTAGTCATCCTACAAAAAGCCATGCAGTTTTAGCGAAGTCTGGTGACGAGGTGAAGCTCATTAGATTCGGTCAACAGGGCGTTTCAGGGTCTCCGGCTAAGGAAGGTGAGTCGGCGGCAGATAAAGCCCGTAGAGCCTCATTTAAGGCTCGTCATGCGTCCAATATTTCTAAAGGCAAGATGTCAGCCGCTTATTGGGCAGATAAGGTTAAGTGGTGAGCCATCAGAGCCAGCTAGACTTTGTTGCTAGCGTCAAAAAACAATTCCCACAGTATTTCTTTGAGTCCAAGGTCTTAGAGGTCGGAAGTCTGGACATTAATGGTTCCATCCGTCAATTCTTTGTGGCTTGCGACTATACCGGGGTTGATCTGGGTGAAGGCCGAGGAGTTGATGTGGTGGCTAAGGGTGAGGAGCTTGACTACCCTGATGATAGTTTTGACGTTGTGGCTAGCTGCGAGTGTTTTGAGCATAACCCTGAATGGGTAAAGACCTTTAATAACATGGTCAGGATGGCTTCAGGACTGGTTTTCTTTAGCTGTGCTACTACGGGCAGGGCTGAACATGGAACGAGGCGTACAAGCCCGGACGATGCGCCATTTTGCGGGGATTATTACCGGAACCTAACGGAGCAGGACTTTAGGGAAAACTGCGATCTGAGTAAGTTTGAAGTATATGAATTTATAACTAATTATAACCCCGCAGACTTATACTTTTGGGCGATATGCAAGCAATCGTAATCTGTACGGTGAACAATGTCGGCATAACGGTGCTGCTGGAGTCTATTCGCGTTTATGGTAACAAGTTGCCCGTATACCTTTGTTCTAATAATTTGGGACTCTGGGCTAGAGCAAGAGAGATCACAGAAAACCTTATCTACCGACCCAATCCTGCTACCAATTTCGGAGATGCTTATAACGCAGCCGTTGACTACGCCTTTGAACATGGCAAGTTTGACTCATTAATTTTAGCTAACGATGATGTGGTTCTTAATCCAGATACGCTATCGTTAATGCGGGAAGATGCGGGAATTCTGGAGTCTCGTGGCGTGAAATACGGATTCTTAGGTGCTAGGTCGGACTATGTGTTGCCGGATCAGAACATCAGGTTTCCGGTAGACGGGGATAGAAGGGCAGGGTTGAAGTGGGAGAGTGAGCATCAGATCAAGCTGACTCCGGTCATTGCGCCTATTTTCGCGTCGATAAGCCGGGAAGCATGGGAAGTCGCTAAGTTTCCAAGTACTAATTGGTATTCAGATAATATAATATGCCATGACTTGAACGTGGCGGGTTATCAGCATTTCGTCAGCAGGGCTTATGTGCATCATGCAGGAAGCCAGACGGTAGGTGTTGATTTCAAGAAATGTCACGAAGAACCGAGGGCGTGGATACTAGAGAATCGCGCCGATATGTACGAGGCTATCTATGGCTGAGTTTCGCAAATTGCCTACACAGGCAGAGCTACAGCAAATGCTCTTTATGGAGTCGATGCGGGTAAAGACTCCGCAGGAGATTGCTCAGGAGAATCTAGCCAAGGGAACGACGATTAAGCCGATCCCTGAGAACGTCTTTCAGAAGATGGCTGGTGGTGCTAGAACGGCTGGAGAGTTCGTTAATCGTGCTGGAACAGCGGCAGACGTAGCGAAACTATTTCCCGGCTACACAGGTCAGAGTACCGTAAATATCCCGACTAGCTTTAACTTTGCGCCTAAGCAAGCTCCCACGGGTGAGATTATCCCCGGTGGATTGCAGACTCAGCCTGTCCAAGTAAACCAGTTGCTCAAGGCGATCAAACCTGCTGATGTATTGGGCATTTCAGGGGCAGAGAGGGCTTATACGGATGTTGGTCTAGGCAAGGCTCCACAGCCGCTAGATGTGCTGGATGTAGCTGGACTCGGTGCGATTGGATACGGTGCAGGAAAGACTGCTCTAAAGGCTACGAAGGGTGTTCCGGTAGGCTTGAGTATTCAGGAGACTAAGGGATTACTGGAAACGGCTCCTAAGTCGGACATTGGCTTTTATAGTGCTGTGGAACAAGCGGCACTAGCGACCCCAAGGAAGTCAGGAACAGGTCAGGCTTTCCTAAATGACATTTCTAAAGGTCAGGATGTTAGGGCTGATGAGATTAAATGGATGGGTCTGGATGATTTCTTGAAGGGTAAGCAGAATGTTACTCGTCAGGAGGTTCAGGACTACATTGCCAATAATCGCGTAGATGTTCAGGAAGTAAAGTCAAAGATACCAAGGCTTCCGGGTGAGAAGATGCCGGGGGATGAAGGTGCATTCTTGCCGAAGTTCGGTCAGTACACATTGCCGGGGGGTGAGAATTACCGTGAGTTGCTGCTGACAATGCCGCAAAAAACAGCACCATTTGACCCGTCGAAAGTGCAAATCTATAGAAATAGAACTTCCCAAACACAAGGCACTTACACTATTAAATATGGTGATAACGTGGCAGGGCCATTTGTTGATGAAATAAATGTGGCAGATGACTATGCAGGGATGTCTGACGATGCGATTAGGGGAGTTGCCAAATTACTATATAACCAAGGAAATGAATTATCTGGCATTAAGCCAATGTCAGGGGGATATAAATCTCCGCATTTTTCGGAGCCAAATATCCTAGCCCATCTACGAGTCAATGACAGAGTAGACGCTGACGGTAAGAAAATGTTGCTAATTGAAGAAGTGCAGAGCGACTGGCATCAGGCTGGTAGGGATAAGGGGTATAAGGCTTTGCCAGAGGGTGCAAAAATTGTAGATGAAGATGGCTGGTTCGAGGTGCGAACAAAAGAAGGTAAGTTTTTAGGAAACGGTGGGAACACGGCTGAAGAAGCGAAAGCTAGTGCTATTGATTTCCTTTCAGGGGATCGTGTACCAGATGCTCCATTTAAGGATACTTGGTATCAACTAGCCCTAAAGAGAGCAATCCAACACGCAGCAGAGAACGGCTATGATCGTATCGGATTGACAACAGGTGCAAGACAGGCAGAGCGTTTTGATCTGAGTAAGCAGGTTAATAAAATCGATGTTGAGGCTGTTGATGAAGTCCCAAATCTTTACTTTGTTGATGTTGATGTTGTTGGCGGTCAACGAATGAATCTGGAAGTTGAGAATGGGATTGTTAGAAACGACGAGTTTCAAGGTAAGCCGCTACGAGATGTTGTCGGAAAAGAAATAGCTGACAAAATATTAGGTGTTGAACGAGGCAATATGCAAAGATTCGAGGGCGATGATTTGCGTATCGGCGGCGAGGGAATGAAGAAGTATTACGACGAGATATACCCGAAGTTCTTAGATAAGTACGGTAAGAAGTGGGGAGCTAGGGTAGGTGAGACTAAAGTTAATGCTGATGGTATGCAGGAGCCAATCCGATACATAGACATAACACCAGAGATGAAGGCAGGAGTTTCTAAAGGACAGCCGCTATTTATGGCAGCACCAATAGGAGCAGGATTACTAGGCAGCGAGAGCATGACACCTGAGAGGTAATGCAAAAATGGAAACAGATAAGGTTAAAGAAACTCCTAAAATCGGTGAAGGCCTAGCAGGGCCGGGAAGACCAGCAGGAGTACCTAATAAGAGTACTACGGTAGTGCGTAATGCTATTGCTACTTTGCTAGAGAAGAACGTGCCTTACATGGACAGATGGCTCCAGAGGGTAGCTGAGGGCGATGAGGTGCTAGGATTAAAGCCTGATCCAGCCAAGGCACTAGACCTAATGCAGAAGCTATCTGAGTACCATATACCTAAGCTGGCTAGGACAGAGGTAACGGGTAAAGATGGGGAAGCCCAAGAACACATAGTGAGATGGGGAGGACGGAAATGAGCTATAAGCCAGTAAATTGCCCGATGTGCAGCGCGTTCCTAGTGAACAACAAGTGCCTGAACTGCGGATACGTTAAGTGACTGAGATAGTCATTGGCTACGAGCCGAGGGAACTCCAGCTAGAGATACACGAAGCTATCGACAGCCATCGGTTCACCGTAGTAGTCGCGCACAGAAGATTTGGGAAAACTGTTAGCGCAATCAATCACCTTATCAAAGCCGCGATAGAGTGCGACAAGCCTAACCCACGGTTTGCCTACCTATGTCCCACTTATAGCCAAGCCAAGAGAGTCGCTTGGGACTATTTATTAGAGTACACGAGGCCACTTAATGCAACTGCAAACATTAGTGAGTTACGGGTTGATTTTTGGGGGCGTAGGGTTAGTCTTTACGGGTCTGACAATCCTGATAGCTTGCGCGGTCAGTATTTCGATGGCGTGGTTATCGACGAGGTGGGCGATCAGAATCCGAGAATTTGGAACGAGATCATCCG